ATCAATAAATTCTTCACAGTCGCGGTTGTGAATTTTGGAATTACCTTTAAGTCCAAGGTGTAAGTCTGTGAAAACAGCAGCTTTTTTAAACATATTTTCTCCAATTTTTTAAAGTGTACAGCACTAAGTCATTGATGTCAAGCGATTTTTTAGTCAGTGCTATCGTCATTGCGTTTGACTTCTGCTTCCCACTGTCCTGCTTGCTGCCGTGTGTAGCTTGGAGTGAGGTCGTTCATCTCAAGAATATCGTCACGAATGTTTTGATTGCGCTTTTCGATATTGATAACTCGAACAAAGCTGTTGGTAACTGCGGCTGTATAGTATGCAAAGGGGTTGTCTGACTTGCTTTCGTCAAACTGTAACCCGATCTGCGATAGCTGCAAGATAGCCTGCCCACGCATTTCGTCATTGTACGTATAACCACGAACGTTGCCCCGGGTAGCATAGCGGTCACAAAGTTTCATCCACATCTTAGCAAGCTCGTTGGTTGCCTGTCCGTGTTCTCTGTCAAAATGACCTGTTTCCAAGTCCCCATTCCAGTGACTTTTACCAACTAGTCCAAGGTTGCCTTCGTCGTCAAATTTATAATGTTTAAACGGAGGGAAGTTTAGCTTGATCTTAGTGTCGGCTACTGTCTTTGGTGTGCGCTTCCGGCCTGGCGCATCGGGAATATGGTCAAATGCCATAACGCGGAACACAAGTTCTTCCGTCGTGATGCTGCTGGCTAAGGTTTCGCACTCTGCTTGCTTAACTTTTTCGCCTGCTAGCTTCCTTCTTTCGTATTCTTGTGAACTTAATCTTTTGGCTTTGTTTGCTTTAGCTTGCTCGATTACTTCGCCGTTGATTTCATCAGTAGAATTTAAGATAATATCATAACGGTTGTATTCGGGTTTTGTAAAGCTGCAAAAGGTGTTCTTAGATTTGTGTATCTGTGCTAAAATGTCTTTGTTGTTGAGATAGTTGCGTTTTTTCAATAGCTTCTCCTGGCTTATAGTATTTATAATTATAATACACGCGGTTAATTTTGTCAACTAAATACTTGATATAATTGGAGATTATTTTAATGGCAACGAATCCCTACAATGATACACCAGGCCCACCAGGCAATAAAAGACGCCAACAGGTAGATCAAGACAAGCTAGACTCGCTTTTTCCGCCTACGTCAAGTGTGTCAGAGTTTATTGGCGACACGTTCAACAGCGGTATCGACACAGCAAAGGAGTTTGCTAGCGAAATAACCTCATCTTTTGGCCTTGCCAAAAAATCACGAAGCAAGAGTATACCAACGTCAGCTACACAAAAGTCTAAAGGCACAGCAACAGCGCAGTGGCGAAACACTATTGAGAATCCAGACTGGCGAGTTAAACTTAGTCTGCCTACTCAGTTTACTGCTGACAAGTTACTTGCTCCGCTAGCAGAAAACAGCGGTCTGGTATTTCCTTATACTCCGACAATCATTCTAGGCCACAGTGCAAATTACAATAGTTTACAGCCTGTACACACAAATTATCCGTTTCAACTCTACGAAAATAGTAGTGTACAGGAAATAGTTATTACTGGCGACTTCACTGTAGAGAACGAAAGTGACGGTCGTTATTGGATAGCAGCAATTCATTACTTACGAAGTGTTACAAAAATGTTTTATGGCAACGGTGAAAATTCCGGACAGCCGCCACCAAGGGTCTTATTAAACGGCTACGGTGATTTTGTGTTTAACAACGTCCCTTGCGTAGTAACAAATTTTACAGTAGACTTACCGTCTGATGTAGATTATATTGCTGTTCCTATGAACGTAACGGCACCACTTGCTGGTGACGGTCGTTCTGGCAACAACGGTCAAGGCACTGCTTGGGTTCCGAGCTCTAGTCTTATTACTGTTACTGTGATGCCTACTTACAGTAGGTCAGCGGTATCTAAGTTTAACCTAAACGACTTTGTAAACGGGTCGTACATAACCAAAGGCGGAGGCTTTATCTAATGGCAAAGTACGCACCAACTAGTCCATGGGCAGACACAAGAATTACCAACCTCGGAGCACTTGACGTGTTGACAATACGTGCTGTTCCTGCAGAAAGCGATGATGCAAAATATACCTTAGAAACCCAGTACACTTATCGTCCAGATTTATTAGCATACGACATTTACGGGTCACCGAAATTATGGTGGGTTTTTGCACAGCGTAACATGGACGTAATTAAAGATCCAGTGTATGATATGGTTGCAGGAACTACAATATATCTGCCTAAAGCAGATACGTTAAAAGACCTTTTAGGAATATAAATGTCAAGAGTAGACAGAATTCAAGAGAATAAAGCAAGAACGCTATCCCAGTTAACTGGGTCTGATAACACTGACACGTCAGGTGTGCGCCCAGGTCAATTCCCAGCTTCTTCGAGCGATGTTGATAACAACGACGACATAAGAGTCATTGACTCAATAGGAGACACGCTATCTGATGTATCAACTGGAATAAGTTCAGCAGCGTCGTCTGCTTTTACGTCGTTGAAGGATTTTGGTAGCGGCATCCTTTCAACCAAAAGTAAAGAAGAACGTGCAAACGAGTTTAAAAACAAAAAAACTAGTTCAACAAGACCAGGTAACAGTGCCACAATAGATCCTACAACGAAATCTTCAGGACCGTATTCGGGCGGAACGTCTGCTAAGATCTCAATGAGAGATGCGTTATCTAACGGAATCCCTTCTGCGGACACAGAGGAGAAAAATCCGCCAGGCGCCAATAATTCAATACCGAATCAGTTAGAAGACTTCGCAACTTATAATTGCGTGTTTACACTAGGAGTACTATCACCTAGCAGTATAAATGATCCACAGAACAGTTACAGAAAGAAAGGAGCAACCTACACTATCTTGCGTTCTGGTGGTGGCGGGATCGACCAGAACCGAATTACAAATGGATTTGAACTTGAGGGAAATTTAGAATATTTTATTGATGACTTTAGTATGGAGTCTATACTCAGTCCTAACCAAAAAACAGGTATTGCTCTAGGTACTAGAATATCGTTTAAGGTCCATGAGCCTTATAGTTTAGGTATTTTTTTACAGAGTTTAGAAATTGCAGCAATAAAAGCAGGCTATAAAAATTACCTTAAAGCTCCTTACTTACTCGAACTTAATTTCTTTGGATGGGACGAGTTTAATAATGCAAGGCCAGTAGATTATGCAAGCAGAAAATTACCTCTTCAATTGAAAAGTGTTGAGTTTGATGTCGACAGCGGCGGCTCAGTTTATACAGTAGAAGGAGTACCGTGGAACGAACAGTCGTTCACTGACGAAGTCCAAAGAATTAAAGACCCAGTTGAAATACGAGGCGCATCAGTTGCAGAAGCACTTTCTTTCGGTGAACAGAGTTTAACGGCAATTATTAACCAGAAGCAACGAGAAATAGCAGAAAAAGATTCGCTGCCAATTAACGACCTGTACGTAATTAGGTTTCCAAAGTCAAGGGTCAAAGCCGGAACGGCAGGAAGTAGTCCAACCGACAATTTAAGTGCTACAGTAAGCAAAGAAGATTCCTCAAATAGCTCTGTTATAAGCACCGACCAGTTTAAAAGTCGTATAGGAGACTACTTTAATTCTGCTGGGCAGCAAGCCAATAACAACATATACCAGACGTTAGTTGGCGAGTCAACTACTGATGTTAACAAGATTGGCAGCAGCAAGATGGTTGAAGATTATAATCAAGGCAGCAATCATCCGTTTCCACGAAGCCTGTATACTTACGATGAAGAAACACAGGTATACAGTCGTAAAGGTATTGAACTAAGCCTAAGCGACGACGAGCGTGTCTTTAAATTTCCACAAGGAATGACTATACAAAAAATTATTGAAGAGATAGTTCTTATCAGTAATTACGGAGCAAACGCTACTAAAGCATTAGATAAAGAAGGCATGGCGACTTGGTTTAAGGTCGAGACAGAGTGCTATATTCTTGACAGCGTTGAAGTTGAAGAAGCAATAGGTAGAAAGCCTAAGGTATTTGTGTATAACGTTGTTCCTTATAGAGTAAACGGTGCTATTACTGGGGCGCCGAACAAAGGTAATCCAGGCGCTGCAGAACGAGAAAAGCAAGTATCTAAAAGATACAGCTACATTTACAGCGGTGAAAATAAAGATATCCTCAGCTTTGATATTCAGTTTAGAACAGCATTCTTTGAAACAATAAGAGCAGACCGTGGCGACGAACAATATTCACAGTCTAGAAACCAAGAAGATGAGAAAACAGAGAAAGGTGTTGATAATTCGCCGGGTGATATAGACCCGGCGTACAGTGTTGAAACCGTTTCCGAAACAGGCTTGTATATAGGCGGCGGAAGCGAAACAAACGCTAAGATAAACTTAGCAAAACAGTTTCACAATACACTGCTAAACAGTAACGCAGACTTAATTACTGCTAACGTAGTAATATGGGGAGATCCGTATTACCTGCCAGACAGCGGCATGGGGAATTATTCATCAATGAATAGTGGACTGAAGGCTACTTTGACAGAAGACGGATCTATAGACTATCAACGAAACGAAGTTGACGTATTAATAAACTTTAGAACGCCGGTAGACTATAAACCAACCGGCGAAATGTCCTTCCAGTCTGATACAACTACAATTAACGGATTTAGTGGCTTTTATAAAGTAACTAGAGTAGAGTCGACTATTAGCAGAAACAAGTTTACTCAGTCATTAGAGCTCATACGTCGCAGAAACCAGTCACTCGACGGTATCGGAGGCAACTCTATTGTCGAAAAGCAGAACCCTTCGACAGGTAACACTACCGGCGGACGTCCAGGACAAACTGGATCAGCAACACCGTCAGGCAGAACAAGTAGCGGCCCTGGAGCAGCCGGCGCATTGGCAGCCGAACAAGCCGCTGATGAACAAGCTGCAACAATACCGCCTAAGCCTGACAATGCTCCTATAAGCGTCAGGCCAGGTCAGAGTCCGAGTGGCACAAGACCAGTAACACGCCCTGGTCAAGGATAAGGATTATAATGCCAAGAGAAACTAGAAGTAGCGCATATCGGTCGTTAAAAGAACTTGGATTTACCGGGTCCGGGCCATTTGAAGCAGTTGTCGTAAGCCACCTTGATCCTGGTTATATGGGCTCTCTCAAAGTTGATTTATTGCGTAAAAATAAATCAGGGTCGTTCAAGGAAAGAGTAGGTACTACTATAGATGTTAGCTACCTAAGTCCTTTCTACGGTGTTACGAACAAGGATCACGCCACGGCCAATGACGGATACGAAAACACACAAAAGTCATATGGCATGTGGATGGTTCCGCCTGATTCAGGAACACGAGTTCTTGTAATTTTTGCTGAGGGCGACATCTCTCGAGGCTATTGGATCGGATGCATACAAGACCAGTACATGAACTTCATGGTTCCTGATGGCAGGGCTAGCACAGAGGTTACAACAGAAGGGACCCCCGGCGACCTTAAAGGAAAGAAACTACCAGTAGGTGAGTACAACAAACGTACTACATCTGAAAACAAAGACCCTACATTATATGCAAAGCCTTACAATACAGATTTTTCTGCATCACTTGTAGCGTCAGGTCTGATAGATGACGAGAATAGAGGAACGACAACTACCAGTGCACGACGTGAAGTGCCTAGTGCTGTATTTGGTATTAGCACTCCTGGGCCTATCGATAAACGACAAGGCGCGCTAAAGGGACAGTACGGTGAGTTCGAAGCAAAAGCCAACGTCTTTGTTAACAGACTGGGTGGCTCTAGTTTTGTAATGGATGACGGCGATGATAAGTTTATTCGCAAAACCCCAGCAAGCGAAGGCCCTCCTGAATATTCAAATGTTGAAAAAGGTGAAACTGCCGGCGACCGTACTATTCCTCAAAACGAAGTATTTAGGTTGCGTACCAGAACTGGTCATCAGATTCTTATGCATAATTCTGAGGATTTAATCTACATAGGTAATGCTCGTGGCACGTCGTGGATTGAGCTGTCTAGCAATGGTAAGATAGATATTTACGCTAATGATAGCATAAGTGTGCATTCAGATCAAGACATAAATTTCACTGCTGACAGAGATATGAATATTGAAGCAGGTCGCAATATAAACATGCGTGCTAGAGGACGTGATAAAAAAGGCGAAGATCTACCAGATGGCGGCAATATTCAAATGGAAAGCAAGAAAGATACACACATTCTTGTTGAAGAAAATATGAAAGTAGATGTAAAAATGCAGCAGGACACTACAGTTGGCGCAGATCGTTTCCTTACTGTAGTAGGTGATATGCATACAAAAGTTGATACATCTATCTTCGAATTAGCAGCTACTGACATTAATAAGAAAGCAGGCGCAAACATTAATATTGAATCAGGCGCAAATACTAATTCTCTTTCCGGAGCAGCAACAAACCTAGAAGCAGGAGCAGTGTTTAATGCTCTAGCTGGAGCCGCAATGAATCTTAATAGTTCAGCTGGGACAAATATTCTAAGTGACGGAATAGTTGCTATAGACGGGTCTCTAACACACCTTAACAGTGGGCTCGCAGGGCCAGCAGCGCCAGCATCACCTGCAATAGACGCACAGCCTGCAACGGTGTTTGAGCCGCTCTTAGTGCACACTAACAGCCAGATACTTCCTGAAGATATGTCTAAAGTAACAGTAGAATCGATAGTAAAACGGATGCCGAGTCACGAACCGTGGGCACAGCACGAGAACCTAATGCCCAAGGACTTTCTGCCAGAAAAAACTGATATAACTGTTGCGGCACCTATTGAAGATGCAGAGTATATCAAGTCTACAGACACGTTTAGAAAGAACCGAACCACGGCAGGAACCGGAGTAGGAATTGCTGCTCAGTCAAGCCAACAAGACGAGAAAAGCATACCGAGTAGAGGCTAAATACTACCATGAGCTCATTAGAGAAGAATCTTTACAAAAGAGTACAATCCAAGCGAGAGGGTGGAGCAGCAGCAACACGTTCTGTTCCTAATACCGTCTACCGCGGCCTTAGCACAGTCAATCCGGAAAACGACGGGTTCCGTCTGTATGACGTTGCTATAATCAAACAAGATTTGATTAATCATTTTAATATTCGCCAAGGTGAAAAGTTAGAGAATCCTGAATTCGGAACTATCATTTGGGAAGTTCTTTATGAGCCCCTTACAGAAGCACTTAAACAGGTTATTATCGAAGACGTTGAAACTATTATTAACAGTGATCCAAGAGTTGCGGTAGACAGAGTTATTGTCGACGATTATTTTAACGGCCTACAAATCGAGTGTGTTCTTACCTTCCTAGATTACAACATCTCTGAGCAGCTTCGCTTCCAATTCGACGAAGCTAATGGATTAATTGCGTAATAATATACGCGGTTTTCTCTTTCAAATAAATACTACGATAACAGAGGAAAGCACATGTCAGCCACAGATAGACAGAATCGATTACTGGTAGCAGAGGACTGGAAAAGAGTATACCAGACCTTCCGTAATGCAGATTTTCAGAGTTACGATTTTGACAATCTAAGACGCACAATGATTTCTTACTTGCGTGAGAACTATCCAGAAGACTTCAACGATTATATTGAATCGTCGGAGTACCTTGCGCTAATTGATCTAATTGCATTCCTAGGACAAAACCTATCGTTTCGTATAGATCTAAACGCTAGAGAAAACTTTTTAGAACTTGCTGAACGTCGTGAAAGTGTACTGCGTCTTGCAAGACTTATTAGCTACAATCCAAGCAGAAACCAAGCAGCTAACGGCTTCTTAAAGTTTACTGCCGTGCGTACATCAGAAGATCTTATTGATAGCAACGGCATTAAC